GATTATATCAAACGTGGTACACCTACAATGAGATATAATACATTTGTATTATTGTCTACTATGATTGCTATGGGTTTCTTTACTCAAGCTATAAAAGATCAGATTAAATTTGATGACGAGGATGACGAAGGTACATTAGGTAATCCATACCTAGATACTCCTGAATATGTTAGGCGTGGTGTTATGGCATCTGGTTTGTTAGGTACTAGTGAAAGGATCATAGATATGTTTGCACCTATTTATGGTCAACGATCTAATGGTATCGGTGGATGGGCATATAACCAAGCAACTGGTGAGAGTCCTACAATTGGGTATGTCGGAAGGCTTGCAGATGCTGCAGTTAATTTAGCTACAGGGGATGCAGAACGTGGTATATATCAGATTGCAAAGTCAACACCGATTATTGGTCCTCTAACAGACACTAACAAGAGCTTGGCTAGTTTTGTTACTGGTAAGGGTTGGAACTATAAAGATAACGAGGAGAACTAATAATGGCACCTAAATCAACTACAAGTTCAGGGGGTCCCTTTCTACAAGGGGGCTCTCTTGAAAGTCCAATTGATGCCTTAGAGAAAAGACTTCCACAACGAGGGTCAACTAATTCACTTTTAGCTGAAGCTGTTGAAAAAAATAAAAGCATTCAACTAAATAAAAATATGGCAGACGATGGTTATCTGATAGACGATGGTGCTAACAATCTTGAACGTGAATCTGTAGTCAGTGATCCTGAAACAGAAGCTAATGTAGTTGGTGCTGTCAGTAGTTTCTTTGATGAAGCTTTGGCCCCTCTCTCTGAGATAGAGCAACAACGACTTACAGATAACCAATTAAAAACTACAAGGGAAAATAGATTAAATCCTGCAAAACGGTTGGACATACCTAACAGATCTCGTAAACAATTTGTTAAATCTGATGGGGGTATGATGGATCGGGCTGATGAGTTGAGTGTAATGGTTGCATCTGGTGCGGGGATTAATCCTTCGGGCCAAGGGCCAGCCTATCCTCAAACTTTAGGACCAGACGGACTACGTGATGGTGATGCGGCTGATGCTTATGCTGCATTAAAAGATGGGTCTTTCTTTGCAGCTGCGAGTAGGATAGGGGCTGTCCAATATGACCCTGCTAATGAAAAAAATAGAACCATTGATCCAGTCATGAGTAAAGCAGGGGGTCTTGTAGTAGAGAATCACATTGCTAATTATTTCCAAGCTCAAAAAGATGGTGAACAATATGTACCATTAGAAACATATACAGATGTTACTAAACAACAAAAATCTCTTCTCCCGGACGTAAATGCAAAACAAGTTCTGGAAACAAACAAACAAGCAGTCTTAACTCAAGCTAATATGAATGGTGCTATTGGTCAAGAAATTGCATCGTTGTATCAAACCACATTACGTGATGCTAGAATTAGAGATATTACTAGCACTAAGGTTTCAGAGATGGTAGGTCAAGGGGTTCCAGAAGCTCAAGCAATTGAAACAGCTAAGGCTGACCCAATGATAAATGAATTAAGAACTCCTGTTAAATTAACACAAAAGGAATCTGAAACATTAGGTGCTGCATACAAAGAATTGTGGGCTCAATCAAATCCTGACTTAGTGATATCGTATCAAGATAAAACTACTAAGCAAAACGTATATCAACTAACTCAAGAAGGAGAGATTGTTTTAGAAAAGGGAATGGCAGATCGTAAGTTATTGTTTCCTTCTTTAAATGTAAGACCTAATAAAAACCCTAGTCCACTAGGTATAAAAGGTACTGGTGTAGGCTCTAAGAAAAAGGAAAGGACTGGTGGTATTTTTCTTCAAAAGATGGGTAGCATTTTGACATCTGCAAAAGCAAACTTAAGTACGATAGGTCATCGTGTTGATCCTCAAAGAAGTAAATTAATATTGTCTACCATACTTCCTGTACTTGCTACTGGTGATTCAACTACTTGGCAAGCAGAGATCAATGGTATTGGTGACTCTAAGCTGGCTGAGTATAAAGCAACTGGTCTATTGAACCCTTATGATGCTGGAGGTAAGCCATACAATCCTGAACTAGAACTAAGTAAACAGATGGATAAGGTTGCTCAAGTTGTGCAATCTATAACTCAAGAAAGAAAAGGTTTAAACTATTTTTCCTTTTTCATTCAAGGATTTCAAGGTAGACTTGCAGCTATGCAAACACTATTTAACCCCACTAGTTCTAAGCATGTTAGGTTTGTAACATCTTCTGGCAGACCTGCTATCTTTAAACCGGGCAGTAGATTAGATAAGAACTATAGGAGTATGCAAGCTATGCTCCTCATAAGTGAGGAAAAGGACGCAACTACTAACGCTGTTACGAAAGAAGCAGGTGAAAATTTGTTACCTCGTATGAGAGAAATCCAATTAGTAATTGACACTCCTATGTTAAAGAAGGAAGGAGACAGGTTAAGGGCTGCTTTACAAATGACCGATGCTGAATATGAAGCTGTGTCTGAAGCAATCTCTAATGGTATCTCAATTACTAATAAGGATTTCCCTAAGTTCTCTGGGTTAAACCTTGATCCTAATAACGAATTTGATGCTAGGTTAATTGCTAAAATAAAAGATAGAAAACAAGATGGTCTTATTTATATGGAAGCATTAATGGATTATTCAAAGTATGTAGATTATAAGACTAATGCTAAATCAAATCCTGATTTAAACACAGGCTTCTCTACTTATCTTAATGCTTACATGGATGGAAAGACTCATGGTACTGCCAGTAACTCTGTACAATTAGGAGACTTAGATACTGCATACATGACAGGTGTTGTTCGAAGGACAAGGCTTACTCTTTTAGATGATGGTGACATACGAGATAAGTTAATCTCTGATGCCAACCAAACAATACCTACTGATTGGAGCAATACTAAATCTGAAGATGTACCTTCTCTCATTGCTGTTTCTAAAGAGGTTTTTAAAAATAGGGACTTAGCTAAATTAACTATCATGACTTTAGGTTATGGGAAGGAGATTGAAAGTTTTGTCGATGCTATCAATGAAACTATGCAATTGATAAGGGTAAAGCTAGGGGAGAAGATTGACAACAATGGTAATCCAATTCCCTCTGAGTTTAATGCTGCCTTAGATTCGTTAGTTGAGAATGGTGTCTCTATGGAGGATGTTTCCCTTGCTCTTTTAGAAAAGTATTCTATAGCTTTGGAAGGCATACTTACTGATCAAGCTAAGATGGCAAGGTCTACTATGAGAGGTGCAGCATCTTTGTTCTCTACTATGGGATACCCTATGGTAATTAAAAGCCCTACTGGTATGGACTTATACATAGGCGGTAAACAATCTGTTAGTTATGATGATTCTGAAAAGACAAAGATAACTATGAAAGATATGCAAGGCGATATAAAAAAAACAACAGTGGCTCACTATGAAAGTTTCCCTTCTTCATCATCTAGTAAGATAAGGAAAGGACACCCAGAAGTCGGAGGACATGCTTATAGCGGAGCTATTGTTGCTCCTGTTCAGGGAATAGATGCAGCTACTGTAGCCTTGTCCACATCAGGTGCCTCTTATGAAAGATTATCTAAATCATCTGGAGGAGTTCCATATGTATACCCTATATATGATTCCTTTAAGGTTGATGTTTTTGGGTACGATGTTATGCTTGAAGAGGTTAATAAGAATTGGATGAAGGTATCTATGGAGTGGAGTTACTTAAAAGAAACTCGTAAAGCTTTAAAGAAAGCTACTGATCAATTCAAACAAGACCTTAGTAAGAGGGCAGACACAGATGTTATCTCTAATAATGAGAGTGCCTACATGTCTTACATGTTGCAGTCAAAAACAACAAACAGCCCAGACGGAGCTAAAGTTGGCTACCCTGTTCTTTATAATAAATTAAATAAATTCTTACAGGTAAGAGGTAGTGATGGTAAGGTTACTGAAGAGAGTGGGAAAAGGCGGGATGATAATGTAAATACATTTGTAAAAAACATGATGAGTGTTGGATACAATCCTGTTAACCCACCAGAGCAAGTGACTGTTGCCCATTTGAAAATGTTCTATAGGTTAATGTCTTCAAAACTTAAGATAGAAGAAAGATTAGATTCGTTAATCATTGAAGCGGAAGCTAATAAGAAAAAACTAAAAGAAGTATTTCTTAAAGAGGGATATAGAACTGAGTCAGGTGATAGGATTGCCTTACAGTTTTACACTCCATAAAAAAAATAACCCCCAAGAGAACCGAAAGGTTTCCTTGGGGGTTTTTAATTTTTATTTTAACATACCTTGTTTTGCGAGTAGCTCACGATACTCTTTCATTTGATCGTGCTTACGTTTCTGAGCTCCCTTGTTATCAATCAGACCTTTCTGCAGGTCTTCATCTATACCTATGTCCATTACAGCTGGCATTAGATTCATAGTGAATGCAAGATCTTCAGTTAGTTTTGTTTTAGTTAAAGGGTTAGAGTTCCAATCGTTAATAAACTCATCGTCTTCTACTTGTAGCCCTCTAAGTGCTAAGTGGTTGTATGATTTACGCGAAGAAGTAATCACTGTTTTCAATCTCCTTTATGTCTAATGTGCCTAACGCAGGTTGTTCTACATCATCCTCGGCACCTGTTATGTAGTTACGTATTGTCTCAAAGTAATTATCGTAGTCGTACATTCGTATGAACACTTGTTTTGTAAGGTCTAGTAGACTATCCACATCACTAGCATGGGTACTGAAGCTATCATGTACAGCTGCAAAGCAACCATCCCATTCTGATATCACCAGTGCCATGTGACTTGCATCCATTGAGTGTATGTAGTTAGGTGACATACCACATACAAAACCTCTACGATCAGGCATACGTGTAGGTACAAGAGCTACGTGAGTTACTTGTCCTGATTTATTTCCGTAACCTTTAATCCTACCTCTTGATTTCCTATCTTGCATTATCCATTTCTCATAGATAACATTAAAGCCTGAGGGTGTACTCCATTCGATCCTGTCTTCACCTTTACCATGCTTAAGGTTAGTGGTGAATTCTTTTAGTTTTATAACAGTATCGTTTAACTTCATAAGATCTTCATCTGTCTTAAAGTTTTTCTTCATTAACTCATCACGAGTTTGTGACAACTCTCTGTATTCTCCATTGGCTTCGTAACCATCGGAGTCTACCTTAACATGTGTACCTAGTTGGTACATAGCTAAGTTCTGTAAGTAACTCATAGTAGATAGAGGTCCGGGGCATACCTTGTCTATGGCTTTTATAAGAAGCTTAGATAGCTTAGTACAATCGTCCTGTGTGATGCCATACTCTGTGTGGTAGTCTTCCGACTTACAATCAAAGAACATGTTCTCAGCGATCTTCTTAGAGCCAGCTGAGTATGCCCTAGTCATTGACCCACGTTTAGATATACCCTTACGTATACTTTTCATAGGCATGGTAGTAAGTATGTTGTTCAGTCTGTCATCTTCACAGAGGTTGATCATCTCTTTAGCAGTCTGAACATAGAAGTCTTTCTGTATCTCTGAAGGGATTAACCCTACTAGGTCACCAGTTTGATTGTCTTTAGAGATAGCACCTAGGTGTTGCCATCCATTGTTACTACCATCGATAGGGATAGGTAGGGATGTCATGTGTATCCTGTTGTCTTTAAATGCACAGTCAAACTCATACCATTCAACACACGCTGCAAGGAAAGATACTTTCTTCTCTGCCTCACTAGAGAAGTTTAAGTGTTTACCAGCTTCAATGATCTCTTCCATGTACTCATTAGTCCATATGATTCGATCTTCAAGTGTCATCTTGTCAACAGATATGTCATCCAACCCCTCATCTTTAAGGTGTGATTTGTAATCTGCTGTACACCATTCAGGTATCTCATCTATTCCGTATGACATATTGAATACAGATGCGGTGTGTATTGCTAACCATTGCAACCCACTCTCAGTCATTGGCTTTGCGTGTTTGAATTTAAACAAACCCCTAGCTAAATCAGATCCTTGGAAGTTCATAAAGCTTTCACAGTAGTATAGTCTACCTCTGTAGTCAGCATCTAGGTACTGGTAGAACTCATCTAACTCAGATAGCTTACGTGCTTTCTCTGATATGAATGCCCACTCAACCATCTTACTTCTACGCTTAAGTTCTTTAGCATCGTTGTCTGTTACAGGATCTTCTAAAACAAACAGCTCTTTGCTTTCAACCATAGCTTTGTACACTGGGGCATTAATCTTCCATGCTGTTTGTTGTAATTTATTTATAGACAATACCCAAGGTGCGTATGGGTTTATGTAATCACCTTCCAGTCTACCCTTAATGATAGGTCTACCTACCCCATTAACACTTTGGAACATCTTATTGATGTTCTTAGGTTTAATTGTAGTAGTTGCAGCTAATGGAAAGCTTGCACCCTTTGAGGGTATCACACCTATCTCATACCAACGAGGAGCAGCTGACACAACATGACAACTGTTCCTAGTCTTGGCGTATGATAGTTCTATAAAGTTTAAATTGTATAAGGCTTCTATGAATAGGTCACCTATAGATACTTGAGAGCCCCAAGGAAGGGGCTCCCTATCCAACTCTCTACCAATGCTTTGACCTATCTTAGTGGATGCATTGGTGAGGGTGGTGGTACCAGCTGGACTTGAGCTGGTATCCTTTGTGAATTGCATCTGTAGTATTGAGATGCTTTTAAGAACGTAGTCTTCCATACGTTCACTGTAATTAACTGATAGTCTAAGTAAGAGCCCAGCAAGATGGGGTCTTCTACGTGCTGGGCTAACAGCATCTACCCTCTTTACAAGGTAGTCAACTATCTCTTGGAGTGCTGACATATATTCTCCTATGTAGTTATGTAATCAAAACCTACCTCTTTGGCAATAAGCCTTGTAGTGTTGGGATTGTAAGCAGCTGACCCCGCATCACCTGTCTTCCCTGTGAACCTTGATTTAAGTACACGGAATTGTACAGTGTTACGTTCATCCTCATCCTCTGCTGTTAGATTCCTAGAGAATGCAATGATATCAAATGAGATCTGTTTGATAGAACCAGAGCCCTTGATGTCATCAATGGATGCAATGTTACCATCCTCAAATGCTTTCCCACCCTGTGCTTTACGCAAGTGTGAGATCAACCCTAGCCAGATGTTATGTCTCTTAACAATCTTAAGTAAGTCTGACATGAACTTGTCAATGGCTTCGTTGCCTGATAGGCCATCAGTACCTTCAGATACTGCAATAGTAATGTGGTCTAGTACTAAGTACTTACATCCCATGAGGGCCATGTACTCAATCTTGTCAACCAAACTATCATCACCTACTGATCCTTGGTGGTCAAGGAGGACGAGTCTTTCATCTCCAAAGACCTCATCAAAACCCTGTCTAAGCTCGTCTTCAGGAGGAGGTGAGTCCTCATTAAGAGGCTTCTTGATAGCCATCCCGATGAATTTCTCTGCCGTGTCTCCAACGCTCTCCTCCAGACTGATAAGCCCAATGCGGTCACTCGTTTTTGACAGAAGATCCAAGATAATTTCTTTGATGACAGTAGATTTACCACTACCAGTTCCAGAAGTGAATAGAGTAATCTCACCATGCCTAATTCCTTTTAGCTTTGTGTTCAAACCACTGAGACAATCAGGGTATGGTACACATTCTACATTTTGACGTTGCATAAACTGATCCCATATAGGCTGACCAGTTACGATACCTGAAGGGTTCCAACTCTGAGCGTTCCAAATACATTCCATCAAGGTCTTCCAACCATGCTTAATCAATGTATCATTAGCGTCATTCTCAGGTAGCTTTGCGACCTTTGCCTTACCCGGCTTGATCATCTTACCTAAATA